TACAAATACTCCATCTACAAATACTCCATCTACAAATACTCCATCTACAAATACATTAAATACTACTACACCCACTACGGGATCTATTTCTTCTTATAGTGGAGGAAAAAGAAGAAAAAGTAAAAAAAGTAGAATGAAAGGAGGGGAGTCATTGGCCTATTATGCAGCTCCAGTTAATGGCTTAAAAGTAGCATCGCCTACATATTGGATTAATTCTTCAACCAATCAAAATCCAATGGGAGGATCTAAAAAAAAAAGTAGAAAACTAAGAAAAAGTAGAAAACTAAGAAAAAGTAGAAAGTAGAAAGTAGAAAATTAAATAATTTTGTAATTATATTTAATAATAAAATTATTTTGGAATCATGTCATTTTTAAGCATTATTTTATATAATATATATATTCCTAAAAATCCTAAAGATGCAAAATATAATTGCGATGTAGAATCGTCTGGAATTTTGAATGTTTTTATATTAGATAAATTACTAAATGTTTCTCTACATTGATTATTAGTAATAGGATTAGTTTTATCTTGGAAAATACATGGATCCATGTTTTGAATATCAATAGTAGTAACAAAATGACTTTCAGTAGATTTATTATTATAAATATCAATGGTTTCCATTTTTATTTCTTGACACTCTGGTTTAGATCCAGATAAAAATGCTTGGAACATTTCCATAGGATTAAATGCATTTAAATTACTAATAGTTCCTGGAATTAAACCTTTAAATTCACTGAAGTTGACACCAATTCCTGAAGAAATAATCGGTATATTACCTGCAGGAACGTTATTAATATAAATATATCTATCAACGTCTTGTCCAGTTGTTTTATCACTGCATTTACTATTTGTATTAAGAAAGAATTTGTTTCCTAAAGGTTGACCAGTAGCTGACGCATTTCCGGATCCAGAAACTAACAATTCTACATAACTTTTTAATCCATCAATATCCTTTCCTAATGAAGAAAGACTTCCTTTGTCTGTCATGCCCATTTCTGAAGGAGTTTTAATATATTTATAATAAGGATAATCCGGGCCAATATATTTTTCTTCAACAGCTTTTGCATTTGTTAAAACTTCTTGAAACATATTAGACATTTTGTTATATATTTACTTTATATAAATTTTTATATTTTTTCTTATTTAAGTTAAGTATCGGCACCACTTATATCTGGAGGCGTAGTTCCGGCAATTTCTTGTGCAAAATCTGCTTGTTGTTGAACTAAACCTTGAATTTGAGTTTGAAGGGAATCAACATTTTGTTGTAAAGAATCAACTTTTTGTTGTGTATCATTTTGAGAATTAGAATAAGAGTCCATTCTTCCTTTTAATACTTCAATATTTCCAGCGTTTTGTTGGCCTAAAATTAGTGCATTATTAGGATCATTTAAATTATATGGTTTATAATCTGAATCTGATGAATCCAAACCTTCAATAATAGTATTTTTATTGTTTCCAAAAAATGCTAAAATTATTGGATAAATAATTAAAATAGTAAATATAATTATTAAAGAATAAATCAAAAACATATTTTATTATATAATTATATTAGTTTTATTTTCTTTTGATAATTTATATAATGTCTACAGCTTTTTATCCAACAAATATGAGACAACAATCAGCTAGTGGGTATAGTAATAATAGCACATTACAAAACATACCCTATGTTCCTTGGAAAGGAACGGGTTTATATTCAAACCCGGTTGGAATAACTGCTACTCACATAAGACCACTAACTAATTTAGATCCAGGAAATATTTTCCCAACCGGTTTTGGTAAAGCAAGACCGATCAAACATTATAGAAAAGGGACAGTTATTCCAATTTTATTACAAAACTTAGAAACTGGATCAAGAGGTGATGTAGAAAAAAAATTAATTGCTTATAATCTTAATAGAGCTGTAAAATCATCTGTAGGTTCATCATTAGGAGGTGGAAATGGTGGCACAGGTTTAATTTCGCAATTGATTGATATGCCTGGGTCTTTTATTGTTAAAGATAATGGTAATCAAATAATAGATAGAGTTTTAGACACTAATTTGGAAACTGCTATTTTGTTAGAATCAGAAGTTAAAGGTATAAATGTTGATGCAGATTGTAAGACATGTAATGGTGTAGGTTTGGTTTCAAATTGGAGTCCTATAAAAAATTTAACAGAAAAACCTGAACCAAATGTTACCAATCCGATATTATGTTGTAATCAACAAAGAAAAGCAATAGCTAGAGTGCTACCAACTAACACAAATATTAAAAAAAACTATTATCAAACAAATTATATGTATTTATATAATCGTTGCCAGACATTTCAACAAAGACAATTTAATTTTGTGCAGGGCCCAATAAATTATGAAATTATTAAATTATTTCTTACATATCCTTTTGTAACTGCAAGAATACTTGAATATACAAAACCAGGAGATCCTCTTTCAATTAGTAATTTTTATGTTGCACAATGTAATCCCAATTTCATAATTCAGTCAAGTGTAGAAATTGGTTTTATAAGTTATTTATTAAAATCATTATTAAATGCAAATTTTATTAATAAAGATGAATATAATTTTTTAATATCTGCAAATTCAACCAATGTTCTTCAATTTTTTGATCAATTAAAACTTTTTTTAGATAAAGAAAAATATAAATTAATAATTGAATATCTATATCAATTAGCTGCGGATCCATATAATGGATCACCATTATCGGGTCCGTCAAATCCAAAAGGATGTGCCCAAGTAATTTACAAACCAAATAATCCTCAATTTGCAAAGCAAGGTGGAGTTTCAAGTAGCACAAGAATTTTAAAATTAAATGTAGATACAATTTCTACAGCAGCTGCTAGACAAAAAACGTTAGGTAGAACAAATATTAATACAGCATATGCCCAATCAAATAATAATTCATTTATTTACAAAGACAAAGTTCCGATATGCCAAGCACAAACTTTTACAGGCAATCCATTTTTCTTTCAGGGCCAACATCAAAATAAATTAATATGTAGAAATAAATCAACGGGAGCAGAATATCATACATATAATTCATTAAATAGTGGTTCCGCGGGAAATTATATTGGAGCAACACAATCTAGGGGATCAGGCTATAGTAATAAATCAGCTATAGGTAATACATCTTATTTTGATAATTTACAATATTTTGGAAATAATATAACAAGAACATTATCTGCATAAAAAAAAAATAAAAAATTAAAATAAAAAATTAAAATAATAAATACATATTAAATTTTAGAATTTGTATTTATTCATCATTCTTAATTTCATCATCAATATCTTTTGTTTTGTAATTTAGAAAAATATTTATTTGATCAATAAATTTATTATGTGGTATTTGATTTTTTTCACACCATTGAATACATTTCTGAATATGATTTCGTTTTAAATTTTCTATTTTCTCTTCTCTATTTTTATTTTTAAAAATATTGATTATTTGATCAAATGATTCTAATTGTTGTTGACCTATAACTGCGTTTGATTCTTCCAATTTATTTAGAAAATAATAAGGAATATCATTATTTAAGATAGAAAATATATTAATATATTCTTCATCTAAATTTTTCTCTAATAAAAGTTTTATTATTTTCGTTTCTAATTGATTTAATAAATTAGTTTCGTTTAAACTAGTTGAGTTAAAATTTTTGCAAATAATATATCGTTCACCTCTAGTTATATTACAAATTGTTGGTCTAACTATATACACTTTTTCATAAAGTGAAGTTAATATAAATAAAATATCTACTATTGGTTTATAAAAAATATTGTCTATTTTAATTATAAAGGTTCCATTATTTGATTGATATTTGATAATAATTGAAAAAATTAATAATAAATTCTTTATATAATTTTTAAAAAAAATATAATCATTTGATTTAAATTCGCATATTATTAAATCCAAATTATAATTAAATTTATTTAAAATAAATATATTCAATAATTTATCATAATCAAAATCTTCGCAAAAAATGTTATCATCAAAATCTTCTCTTAAAAAGTTTAATAAATAATTGGTTGAACTATAATTCGGAGTAAGGTGTGCTATACTTATTTTTTTTTTTAACGCTAAAATTTCATTTATATTAAATAGTTGTAATATTTCCAATAATTCAAAAAATATATTACAATCTGGTTTAACTTTACTAACTGATAATTGAGTTCCAGGAACATTAGAATGTATAAATTCATAAGGATTTATTATTTTATTTATAAATTCTAAACCTATTTCATTATCATTGTCTTTTTGTTCAATTTTGAATAACTGTTTATAAACATCTTTCAAATAAAAAATTAAACTATGTGATAAATATGGTTTTATTTCCTCTTTTTTTAACTGTATTTCTATATTAATTTTAAATTTATTTTTTGGTATAATATAATAATTCATTATTTATTATATTATATTGAATAATATTTATATCTTTTTTAATTGCATTTCTTTTACTCCTCTATATTAAATTCAATATTCTTTTTTAAAGCTCTTTTTTTTACAACTTTTCCTTCTTTTCCATCTTTTCCTTCTTTTCCTTCTTTTACATCTTGTTGTAATAATATTTTTTTTGATAATTTCTTAACTTTAGGTTTTAAAGCTTCTTCTACAGACTTTCTAGCTAATTTAGTTCCGTCTTCTTCAAAATCAATTTCATCTGGCAATTGTTCTAATAAAGATTTTGTCAACTTTTCTGCATTTCTAGTTGAAACTTTCTTGAAGACAAAGTAACGATTTAAAAATGAAATGTCTTTTTCATATTGTTTCATAAAAGGAGCATCCTTATAATCTGATTCTTTCTTTGGATATTTCTTTATTTCTATCATCATTTGATTAAATAATTCTTGAAACATTCCACTACCTTCTGGTAAACCTAAATTTTTTGCTTCATCCCTTGTAACTAAAGCAAAACCATACTTTTCCATTGTAATTGTTAGGAAATTGAAATTTACTAAATATTCTGGGAGTGTTTGATTTATTGAATCTTGATATACAGATATTTTATAACCTAAACTTGATTCATTGTCATCAAATAAATCTGAATGATAATCTTTTGTTATAGACCATACTTTCTTTGAATCTATAAAAATATCTTTGGTTTCTACTTTCCTTAATAACTTAAAAATAGTATTGCCATCATAGCATGTTCCTATAAAGTAACCATTCAATTTTGTGCATTCAGTAACATTTCTTATAAAATTATAAAATGTATTTTTATTTTCAAACATATAATGAATAGCAAATTGACACGAGGATACATCAAAACCATTTATTGCAACTCCTTCCTGTCTTTTTACTGCAACGCCCAAATTTTTATTATATCCTGTAGATCCAAAAATACATTTTGTAATTTCATTAGCTTTATCATTAAACATATTATTTCCACTTCTAATATTTAACGCACTATTTCCATTTATAAATAATGCGTAAGGCATATAACGTGTTGATTTCTTGAAATTTAAATATCGTGCACAAGCACCATTTAATCTATTTTCAATATTATCTTTTGAAATATCTATTCCAAAAACAAATGATAAATTAGAAGCAATCCATTTTGGAAAATCACCTGCTTTTCCGCAGGCAAAATCAATTAATATGTTATCTCTTTTTGACACCGACTGAATTAGAACCTTTTTTACGAATAAATTATGAAAATCTCGTAATCCTCTCGTTAATGTATCTGTTGTAATACTATTATAATAAACATCATCAGCTACTTCAATTCCAGGAATACCTGTTCCAGTAGAAATCATTGTTTCTGTTACTGGATTGTGTATTGAATGCCAATTATTATTTGCAGTATTATAATCATTTGCTCCTACACCTTGTCTTGACCTAAAATCTGCGGTTTTATCATATCTTACTCTCATTGGAATCCATTTCCATAATCCAGATTTTGAAATATCATATCTAAATTCAACCACCATATTATCTTCAAATACTTCTCTTTCCTCTGTAAACATTTGGAAAAATCCATTGGAATCCATTTCCAACATAATATTACATAATCCAGCTAAAGGATCATAAGGATCAGAAGGAAAGAATTGTTTTGGTTTATAACCATCATCATTATTCAAATCTTCTTTTAAATTGAATTTATCATCTAAAACATCTTGACAAGGATTAATGTAACCGTGTCTGTTTTGGTCAAACCCAACTGCTAAAATTAATGTTTTAAATTGATTATATTGGGTAGATTCGTAAACATTTATACCATTTTCAAATATAGGTGTTATTATATCAGAACCATCAGCACTTTTTTTTGTTATAACCAGAAAATCAATTGTATTATAACTCTTAGGGAAGGTTAACGTAGCTTCCGAAGGTTTCCATTTAAAACAATGAGACCATGTTATTTTTCTTTTAGGACCTGCCTCTAAAAATTTATTACTACCAACACCTAAAAGTGTGGGTGTAAATATTAAACCATCAATTTCATATTCAAATAAATTATCTGCTATTCTCCTTAATAAATAATTATTTGCTTCAAAAATACTATATTTTGTATTTGAAATGTTTTCTACGTCTTTAGATACTTCATCAGGAAATAACGGATAGAAATTTTTACCAGTAATTGTTATAGGACTTTTATTGGATAAAAATTCCTGATTTGATTTTACAAATTTTACAGGATTTAAATTTTTAATTAATTCTTTCATTAATGGAAGACGACATCCTTCTTTAAAATATTTATCTTCTTTTAATGGTGTTTTCACAAATGGTCTTCCCCTTACATCAAAATTATTTATATAATAAATATCAAAGGAAGCAAAAGTATTAATAAATTGATCATTCTTATTATGTAATATTAATTCTCCATCTAATAATGAACTAAAATATTTCTCATTTTCTGTTTTTGCACCAGTAAATATAATATTCATATTTGTATTTATTAAATAAATTTTTCCATTTTTATTAATAAATAATAAATTTCTTTCACCATCTGCTTTCTCAGTTACACAGTAAGAATATGGTTCAGTAATATTAGGGACGATAAAATTTTGACTTATTGGTGCAATATTTTGAATTTCTAAAGTGACTAAACTTGGACCAATAAAATCGCTTGGATATACACGATCTTTTGGAATATAAGTTTCTCCTTTTTTTTTATTTTCTTCAAGAAATAATAATTTTTGATAATCCTGTAAAACTTCCTTTTGTTCAGGATAAGAAATAGGATAATTCGTTTTTTGTAAACCCGATAAAATATTTTTAATAACTTTCTGAAAATCATTAGATAATTGATTTGAATCTTTATAAATTGTCTTTGCAATATCTAACACTTCTACTTCAATTTCATAAATTTCAGGATTTTCAAATACATTGGATTCATCAATATTATATGTTTGGATCAACCGATTTCCGCCTCTTTCATTTTTAGAAGAACTTCTAACTATACTTAAATCAATTTGAAAAGCCGGGAAATCTTTATTAATAAATGAAACACGATTGATATATCTAAAAACCTTCTTTGATTTATTCCAATTTTCAAAAATTTCAATACCCATTTTTCCAGTTTTACTTATTGATTCTTCACTTTTTAAAGTAACGCGAAAATTAAAATCATCAAAATTGGCACTTTCTATAAATTCATTCTTGTCTTTATCCGGCCTAACATCATATTTTTTTAATATTTTTACATTATATCTTGATTTATCGTCTATCATTTTCAAATTATTTGTTTTACAATATTCTTGAATATTATTAATACCTTGTATTTCAATACGAAATCTATCTAAATCACCAGAAGTTTTAAATTCACCTGTTTTTACATCAAGGAATTCTGGCTGTATTTTTAAACTATAAAGACCAGTCTCATTGTTTGAATAATATTCTAATGATTTTAATTTTTTCACAACATTATCGTAATCAATTTTAGTAATAGGTTTAATTCCTCGTGTGCCAAATTTAGCTTCCATTTCATATTCATTGTATTTTCCATTAGGATTATTTAAAATAAATTGTGAAATAATATTTAATTGATCTTTTGGATTTATTTTAGATTTATTTCTATTATCAATAAATTTGCTCATTTTCTATATATATACAAATACATATTTTTTATATTCTTATTCAATTTTTTTTAATAGTTCTGCACTAAAAGCTGATAAATATCTTTTTTTGTTTTTTTCTTTTTATTATCCCAGTTATAGTTTGAATTTGAATTTGAATTTGAATTTGAGTTATTATCATCTATAGAAATATTTAATTTTTGGCATAAATCAATCAATTCTTCTAATTTATAAGAAGTCATCGCTTTTAATTTGGAATCAAAATTACAAATTTTATGATATGTTTCTCTATAATTATTTAAATGAGAATCATTTATATTTAATTCAATATGATGTTCAAATGTTATTCCATTCCTATGAATTACATTTACAATATGTTTATCGTCAATATCACAACATGTAATTTCATATAATTTTCTTTTTTCAATTAATAATACATTTAAATTTTCCATTATACATAAAGCAAAAAAAGTCTTAATAGATATTCTTTCATTGTTTGCTAAATCATCTTCTAAAAAAGAGAAAGGCTTAATTTTATGTATTTTTAATATATTTTTATTTTTTCTTAACATTTCAATATATTTAAACTTTTCTTGTTTTTCTATTGTAAAATATTGATTATTTATTTCCATTTCATATTTAGAGAATCCATGCTTTAAAATATAAAAGCACCAAAATAATGAATCTTTTTGTTTCGGTTTGTAATATAAATCCTTCTCTTTAAATTCCTTTAATATATTTTTCTTTGATTCAGTATGTTTAACTTGAGGTAAAGGACTAATATGTTTTTTTGGTTGGATAATATGTTTAGTAAATCTAATAATATTTTTAGAAGAAAACATATAATCTTGAAAGTCCTCATTTAATGTATTTTTTTTTAATTCTGACTGCATAGTTAATTATTATATAGCAATTTCTTTATTATCTTTTATAAAAAATGTATTTTTGTATTTTTCTTTTTGTTTCTCTGCATTATTAAGATCTAATTCTTGATTTTGAACATATTTTATGTGCATTTCCAATTTATTGATTATATTTGGAGAAATTTCACTTAAATTTATATGAATACCATATTTATTTTCATTAATAATAACATCTGAATGATTTGTCAAAATTCTAAGAATTTCAATTTGATTGAATTTTGACATGTTTTCTATTTGTTCTCTTATACTATTTAATTTGTTGTAATCATAGTCTTCAATTTCCATCTATAAATAAATTTATAAAATTTGCTTTAAATAAATATTAAATAATATACATTTATATATATTTGTAATTTAATTAATTAAAAATATATTCATATATTATCTTAAATGCAAATAGGAAGTCATATTTTAGTTGATATGTTTGATATAGATAAAGAAAAAATTATAAAAATAAATAATAATGATGAAAATATAGAAAAATGGAATACATTTATAAAAGAATCTTTTTTAGAAGCTAATATTAATTTATTGAATATTTCATGGCATAATTTTGATAATCAAGGCGCATTTACTGCCCTTTATTTATTATCAGAATCACATTTAAGTATTCATACATGGCCTGAACATAATTTTATTGCTTTAGATGTTTTCACATGTGGTAAATCTGATCCAAAATTTATAGTAGATAGAATTATAAATTATTTTTCACCAAAAAAATACATTATTAACCCATTACAAAGAGGTAACGGGTAAATTTTTATTACAATATAATAATAACATTATAAATTTAGTTTTGGTTTAAATTCTTTTTTCCCTGTTATAGGTGTAACCAATTCAGCAATAATTGATATATATTTATCATTTAGTTCAAATCTTTGAGCTATTACACGTGCTACAAGTTTCTCATTTTCTTCTATTGAATTAAAATAGTCACTTGCATAATAATGGTCCCTTGCAATAAATAATATGAATGGACTAATTTCTTCATCAGAACTTTCTGCACGAATTCCGGCTTTAGTAATATTTTTAGCTATACAATTAAGATTCATGCCGGCAACAGGATAACAAACTTCACAATTAAAAACTATATCAAATAATATATTTTCACCTTTTACTATTCCACTTGAAAATGTAATAATTTTAATAGATCCTGGTTTAACAAATCCTTCTACAATACATTTACCTGCTACCATTTTAGTAATAGTATTTTCTAATGTTTGTTGTAAATTCTTTCCTACAGCGGTCATAGGTAACATAATATTTTTTGTAATTTGACATGGACTATAAACTGTTGTTTGTCTATTCTTATATTTAGAAAATTTAACTGCAGTCTCCATTATATTATTATTATATAATTAATTCTCTAATTATAAATAATTTTCAATTTTATTTTATAAAATTATAAATTATAAATTATTTATCTTTATCTTTATCTTTTTTCTTTTTTTTCAAATTCATTAATTATTGCACTCTCAGTATCTAAGAACCACGTTTTATTTTCCAATTTTTCTCTTTGAAAACTCCTCAAAGTGAATTCTTGTCTTACACATAATTCAAAAGCGCCATCTTTTGTAATCTTAGATTCATATTTACTATTAGTTTCAATTTTGTTTAATAATTTAATTATTTTATCTTTTCCAGATTGATCGCATCTAAAGCCTGTGCTTCTTTCATTTGTTGTATCCTTTACCTTATAAACCATATACTTTTTGTTAGTTTCAAACCCAATAAACCCAACATAATCATTCATATTTTTTTTCAAATTATATTTTTTTAAGATTACATCTTCTAAATCTCTTTTATCTTCCTGACCACCTTCAATCCATTTCTTATTTTCTAAAACATAAATATTTAAATTTTCTAAACGCGATGGCCCATTAAATATTAATATTCCAGTAATTCCTTTTGATACGATTATTTTTGATAATAAATATTTCTTGGCTTTTCCGAAAAATCTTTTTAATCTTTCAGATTTATTTATTTCTTCAATATTATTATTTCCATATATATAATTTAATAAATCTATTTTTTCATTCATCATTAAACTATCTACAATATGTTCTATTAAAAATTCTTCTAATATTTCTAATCTTTCTTGTTCTGACCCTCCTTTAATTATATCACTTTCTTTTGCCATTTTTCTAATTACTACTCCACTATGTTGATACCAATTATCATTTCCTCTTTTTACTTTAGTAGTTTCAAATGCTAAATTATAATTTTCAAACATATTTTCAATAATTTTTTTACCTTCTACATGAATATCATCAATTATTTTTTCTTCTACATTACGCTTATCAATTACGGGCTTAACAATATTATTTTTTATTTCAAATTTTATCATATCATGTTTATAATCTATAGGAACTGAACGATCATATATTGAAATATTACTGTAATTTAATTCACTTGGTTGAAATAAATAATATTCACCAATATTTATTAGATAACCAGTTCTAAAATATTTATCTGTAATATATTCCGTATTATCAGTTATAATTTGTGTCAAAGCTGCATAAATTTGTGTTATTGGATATTTTTTTGGAATATTTATAAGCTGAATCAAATCTTTCTTCTTATAAAAGAAACGCATTTTCATTAATGATTTAATTTTTTGAATTATTTTATCAGAATTAATAAGCATAAAGGTTTCATTATATGTATCTGTATTTAAAATAGAGTCCTCAATTTTTATATCTGGATAACATTTGAATTCACAGGACATAAAATCACATGTTGGAGAATTATCCATATCTCCTATTTGAAAATTTTCCAATTTTTGATGATCAGATAATACCTGGTAAATATCCTTATTTTCTTCTATTTTTAAAAAATTATCTGTAGTAAATTCTGTTTGATCATGATTTATTATACAATCTACTGCGGTTTGTTTTAATACTCTTGAAACTTTCCCTATTTTTACTCCTTTTATTTCAGAAATACGATAAACATATAAATCGGCTGCCTCTTCTTCAGCATTTTCTAAAATTGTCCCGTATAAAAATATTTGAACATTTCTTTTTTCAAATGGCAAATCTTTATGAGAAAAATTACGAACTGCTCTTCCAATAATTTGTTCTATTCTATTTATATTATACCAAGGATCTAATATATGCACTTGACGAATTGCTTTAAAATCTAAACCTTCCGATCCTGCTTGTGAAATTAAAACAACCTTGATTTTTTCACCATTAATATTATCATCATTTGTTATTGCTTTTACGTCTAAATCATTATTAGGTGAAATTCGTGGGTCACCAGTTATCATAATATATCTTGCTGGATAAAAATCTTTTTTAGAAGCTGGAGGTTTCATGGTTCTAACATCTACTGCAGGAGTAGGTGGAGTTTTAAATAAAGACTTATTTGTTCTTTGGAAACCCATTTCTTCTAATGCTAATGCCATAGGGATTATTCCTGCATCAATATATGAAGAATATACTAATATTATTCCATCTGAAACTTTATCATTCTTTAAATCATAAATATAATTACAAACATTTTTTATTTTTGAACTATATTTTCCAATTTCATTATTCTTAAAAACATGGACAACTCCTTTTTTATATTCAAAATCACCTTTTATTGACGGTGTTTTAGAATCAACATAATTCATAATTCTTTTTAAACCTTGAGATCCTGTTAATTCTTTTGGATCAATAAATAAAATATCATTATTTGAATCACTGTTATCACCGCCTTTTGATTTAATATTTTCTGGATATATTGATTCAGTTATTCCCTCAATAATATGATCTCCATCCATTTTTAAAGAATCTGGTTTTTTAAATAATGATTCTTTGAAACTTTTTATATTTTTTTCATTTTTAGGATTATTTGTTTCAATTGAATCTTCTAAACTAAAGCTAGAATTATTTTTAATATTAATACTTTTTAGATCAGCTTCTAGACCTTCTGTTAGTGTAGGTTCTGATTCTAATTCAGAATTATTAGGCTTCAAATATGTTCTGTTGGATTTATCTAAAATAGGTCCATTATTAATAACATCATCAATTTCTTCTATTATTTCTTTTTGAACATTCCCAATAATTGGTGATATATCATCAATATCTTCTTCTTCATTTTCTAAATATTCTAATGAAGGTATATTTTTTACTAAATCTTCTAATCCATTATAAGGATAAATAATATTTAAAGCTTCAATTGGAAGTTGTAAATCTGTATAACCAAAGGATTTTAAGGAAATAAAAGAAGCTGTTCTCTTTTCTTTACCAGATTTTGTAATTCTAGTAATTTGCTCTCTATTTCTTAATCTATTAATTATATAACTATATCCCATTTGTTGATAATCACCAATTGTATTGATATATAAACTTAACTTAGTTATCTTTTTATTATTTGGAATTTTCCTTCCATTAATTTGATATTTAGGATATTCATCAATATTATTAAATGTAAAATCGGGAGCAAAACGATTTGGAAAAACTCTAAAAGGAAAAGTATAAGGGTTTTCACCTCTTACATAAGAAATATATCCAGTTGCTTTTCTTATTAACATTTCTTTACCTAAATCATTTCCATCTTTATCCTTTTTAAAATCTCCACTTTTATCAAATATATCTGAAACACTAACAATACCTCTGCGATCATTCATATTCATTAAATTTAAAAGCCAAACAATTTCCTTATAGCTGTTAAACATTGGAGTAGCTGATAATAATAATAAACGTATATTTGAAACAACACTTACTAAATACATTAAATTTTTTGCTATATTCTTATTTTCATTATCATCAGATATTCTAATATTATGAACTTCATCAATAACAATTAAACGATCAGAATATTCATTTTGTAAGTTTTTTATTTTTGTTTTTATATTAATATCTTGAAGTTCACCTGATTTTTTTGCAATTTCATTAGAAAATTGAAGATATCCTTGAAATGAATACGAAGAATTAATTAAATTTTTTACTTGTTGAATAACTTTTTCTTTTTTTAAACCTTTCATACCAGTAGGATTAATTTCTTTTAATAATTTGTTTCCTAAACATCCTTTCATAGTCCAAATTCCATCTAATTCCTTCAACTTTCTTTCGTCAAATAATTGTAATTTAAAATTATCTTGAACATTTGGACTTGCAACAATAATTATTCGTTTATTAATTCCCATTTGTTTTAAATAATCACGCATTTCCTCGCAAACTCCTATAGCACTACAAGTTTTTCCACTTCCTAAACCATGATAAAGTAATAAACTATTATATGGAGTTTGAAATGATAAAAAATTCTTTACAAATGCTTGCTGGGGAAGTAATTCATATTCGGCATTACTTAAAATTTTGGCATAATCCTTGACATTAAATATAGATCCATCATATTTTGTATCACTAAACTCTTTTTTTTGAGCTATTTTAATATTAAAATTAGGATCGTCTAATAATGGATATAAGAAACTATTTTTTTCGGGATTTTCTTCCAGAAATATTCTATTTTTTAATTCAATATTTAATTGTTCCTTGTTATTAGGACATTTTTTACTATAAAGTTTATTTAATTGACAAATTTCTTTTTTTTCATTAAAATCTTTATTTTTTTTAAGTTTAATTTCAAAACTCATTACTTATATATTATTAATATAATCTATATTCTTGTAAAACTTTATTTATATTTATTATCAATTGTTTTTTTTCTAAATTGTAAGATCTTATAGATTCCAAACATTCATCTAATGATTTCCATTCAATTTTGGAAACTTCTGTTTTCTGATAATTCTGCAAATTATCATCTATATTTTCTGAATAAGCTAAAAAATATTTATGTTTATATGATTTATGGTTTGAACCTAAAAATACTTCTTCAAAAGGCATTAAATTCTCAATAATTATTATATCTTTCTTTTTTAATCCCGTTTCTTCTTCAAATTCTCTTAATGCGCAATCTAAATCTTTCTCCTGATAATTCCTTCTTCCTTTTGGAAATTCCCATTCTGTTTCTAACCATTTTGTTGTAGCATTGTTAATTAATTTATCTAATGAAATTATATCATCATTTTCTCCATTCTGAATACCATTTTTGAGTTGTTCAAATTTTTTTTGACTTGATAATTCCTCTCCTTTATATTGACTACTTATGTTAGAAGTATCTTGAACTCCCCACATTGCCTTCCATAATGTTTCAAAATCAGATTCTAAAATATTATTTCTTTCAGTTACAGACATTTCATTAAATATATTTTGTAAATGATCATAATTATTTGGAACATATTTTCCTCTAATAAAATCAATATATCCAAAACTATCTTTACGTCGTATCATCAAATATTGTAAACCATTGTTAGTATGCCTAAATAAAATAATTCCATAGCTTGTTATAGGAAGTTTACATTGATGAAATTGATGACCTTGTTTTCCACAATTATTACATAAATTATTTTTACTCATTTTATTTTAACTTATATGTTTAAATAAACTTGTTTTTATGTTGTTTTAATTAAATGCCATCTAATAATATTATTTTAGATCCTTCTATCTGGGGGCCGCATTTTTGGTTTTTTTTACATACTTTAGCTATAACTTATCCCCATAATCCTAATGCCATAACAAAAAAAAAATATTATGAATTAATTCAAAATTTGCCATTATTTATTCCAAACGAAACAATTGGTAATAATTTTGAAAAATTAATAGAAGAATACCCAATTACAGCATATTTAGATTCTAGAGATTCTTTAATTCGTTGGATGCATTTTATACATAATAAAATAAATGAAAAACTTGAAAAGCCTAAAGTTAGTTTCCATGATTTTTATTTCAATTATTATGAGGAATATAAGCCAAAAGAAATAAAAATGAAGGATTTTTATAGATGGAAAGAAAAATTAATTTATACTTTAGTTATAATTTGTGTTAGTACATTAATTATTTTTTTATATAATAAATAATATTAAATTATAGTATATGAATTCCACAATACAAAAAGTTGATAATAGATCAATTGGAGAACCAATGTTAAATAATGAAGAACCAAATTATATTGAAGGAGAAGATGAAACTAACAAAATTGATAATGTAGAACAGAAACAAATAAATAATGAAGAAATAGATAATTTGGAGCAAAATCAAGTGAATAATGAACAAAAAGAACAAATAAATGATTTGGAGCAGCAGCAAGTGAATAATGAAGAAAAAGAACAAATAAATGATTTGGAGCAAAATCAAGTGAATAATGAACAAAAAGAACAATTAGATGATTTGGAACAGCAGCAAGTGAATAATGAAGAAAAAGAACAATTAGATGATTTGGAACAGGAACAAGTGAATAATGAAGAAAAAGAACAATTAGATGATTTGGAACAAAAAGATGAAATTACTCTTACAATAAATAAATCAAATTTAATTTCATTAACTCAAAATTTAAATACTAATTTGTTAGTTAATATTGCAGCATACAAGAATGTTTTGGCAAAATTAAAAGATAGTGAAAGTAATAATGATAAAAAGAATGATTTAGAAAAAAATATAGACGATTTAAATTCGCTTCAAGAAACCGTTTCTAAATTAATGAATGATGTCCAGGTAAATTTGGATGTGCCAAATGACCAAATGATTGATCCAGAAAAAATTATTCAAGAATCTGGATCTAATCCAAGTTCTTTTATGACAAAATTACTAGGTGCTGAAGCTGCAGCAATCATTGGATCAATGACAGCAGCTACTGTATTGATGCTTGGAGGATCTAAAAGAAAAAAAACAAAAAGAAGATATTTTAAAGGAAATAAACTAACAAAAAGATCAAAAAGATAATATAATAATATTATATGAGATTAGAATTAATTATATTTGGTATAGCAATATTTTTAATATATAATGCATATCATGATGGAAAATATACAAAGATTTTACTATCTTATAAAAAATATTATAAAATGATATTTATAGGTTTCATAGCAATTTGTATTTATTTAATGATAAAACGTAATCCTATGCAAAGTAAGAATTTATTGCTTTACACTAACAATATGATAAAATATATGCCGATTGATAAATCATCCATAGATATGTTAACTCCCATTTTTGATTTATCAACAAATAGGAATTTTATGAATGGACTTAATTCTAATTTAAATCCAAATTTTAATTATAATCCACAATTAATGCAACAACAGCAACGAAATTTATTATCTGGGAATAATGAATTTAAAAGGCCAGTAAAAAGATCCGTTAGTGAAACTAAGAAAAAATATGTTGCTTCAATGCAAGACTGGAAATGTGGGCAATGTATTAAAAAATTATCGCATACATTTGAAGTAGATCATAAAATAAGATTAGAACATGGAGGTGGAAATGATGTAAGTAATTTGGTAGCACTTTGTCGCGAATGTCATGGAGAAAAAACAGCAATGGAAAATATGTAAAAAAATTTATAATAGGTAAAATATTATTATGTAAAATAAATATTATATAATAATATGGAAATACCTAATATAAAAAAAAAACAATCTTTAGAACAAGTTTTATTTTCATATAATATTTTAACTACAAGTTTGTTTTTATTTATAATTCTTATAATAATTATTTATTTTGTTAATCCTACTGGTTTTAATAAAATTTTGGGTTATGAAATATTTATTACTGGGCCTATTTTATTATTTTTTGCATTTATGATTAAAGAAATTATGGTTTTTAAATTTAATCCTGATAAAGCATGGCTATCAACATTTTCAATGGCAAATGAAAATTGGTTTTTTCCAGCTATTATTATTTTTTGTATTTCACTTGGAATTGCAGCGTTTTTTAGTATGTTATTAATAGGTGGTGTTTTTTCAGATAAATTGCCCGAAAATAATATACCAATGATATTTAATTTTTTAATAATTATTTTATTTTTATTAATATCAGTATCTATTTATAATAATGCTATAAATAAAGACAATACTATTTTAAGATCCCTGCCAAATAATATTCAAAATATATTCAAATTAAGAACAAGATATACTGTAATATTTTTTATTTTTATTTTGTTAGTTACCATGTTATATTTTGTGAATCCTTGGAACATAATGGATAAATATGGCGGACCTACGATTTTTTTCTCATTATTTGTTGGAATGCTATTAATGATAATGATAATTATATATCAATACTATATTTCAAATCCTTCAAAAGAAAATTTATTCAATAATGAATCATCAATAACAGCATATGCAATAAAAGCATTTTATATATTAACTGCGTTAGGATTATCAGGGTTTTTAATATATTATGCATTAAAATTTATGGGAATTTTTGATCAAAATGCAGTTAATCCTTCTTCATGGGGTCATCTTATTTTCAATTTAATTATTTTTGTTAGTATGTTAGGTATTATTTATAAGTTAGCAAACGCAGGCGGATTTTTAGATAGAAACCCATTTTATCGTTTAATATTAAATACTTTATTATACATTCCTTGTCTATTAATTAGTTTTTTAAATTATTTTAGTAAGGTTTTAGGAATAGCAAAAGGGGTGCCTGGAAGTCAATCCGCATTCAAACCGCCAAATAAGTTTGAAATAAAAATGTTAGTTTTAGCTCTAATACTATTTAGTGCTTACTTTTCTTGGATTTTATTAGGTAAATCATATGTTACAACTAAGTATTTGAAACAAGGTGGTAAACAATTAATCAATCAGCCAGTGCCTTTAGATATATTATCAAATATTGTATCTTATCAATCTTTGACAGGATCTGAAAATTTTGATTATCAATATGCTATATCATTTTGGTTTTATTTAGATTCATTTCCTCCAAGCACAAATTCATCTTATTTAAAAATTGTTCCTATTCTCTCATATGGTGAAAATCCTTGCATAAAATATAGTTCAAAAGACAATACAATTTATATTACAGTAAAAGAGTCAGAGTCCGTTGAAAATATTTCCGTTGAGAATATATCTGTTGAGAAAATAGCAGAACAATGGAATAATCAAGAAAAAATGACTGATCAAATTGAAATAGTAAAAAATATGCCTTTTCCTTCAGAAATTGATTCTGACGGAAACCGTATTATTTATAAACATTCAGGCGTTTTACTTCAAAAATGGAATCATATTGTTTTAAATTATTCAGGCGGAACTTTAGATGTATTCTATAATGGAAAATTAGTAAAATCATCTATTGAAGTTGTTCCTTATATGAAATTTGATATGTTGACAACTGGTTCTCAAAATGGGATTAGTGGTAACCTTGCTAATTTAATGTATTTTAACAATCCAATTGATATTTTGACTATACATAATTTATACCAATCTCTTAAAGATAAAAATCCACCAGTTATTCCAGAAAATACGCATTCTATAATTCCATTTATCAAATAGAAAATTTCTAAATGTATAATATAATATCATGGAAGTGAAAAATATCATATTATTTGTTATTATAATTGTATTATTGTATATTGTTATAAGATATATTATGAAAGATGTAAACACTTTATCTGGTCTCATATCTGGTAAAACTATGCAAAAAATTGACCCTACTAGTTTAGCAAATAATTCTTCGTCTAGTAGCACTAGTAATTTTACTTATTCTATTTGGTTTTTTGTAGATGATTGGAATTATCGTTATGGTGAACCAAAAGTTATTTTTGGACGCATGACTTCTGGATCTTCAGATAAAGAACCTTGCCCATCCGTAGTATTAGGGCCTCTTCAAAATAATATTATTGTTTCTTTAGCTGTTTATCCTGGTTTAGATGAACAGCCGGAAGATGGAAGTAATTTCATAGTTCACAATTGTCCAGTTGCTAACGTTCCAATTCAAAAATGGTGTAATTTACTAATTAGTTGTTATGGTCGTTCATTGGATTTATATATTGATGGAAAATTAGTAAGAACATGTGTATTACCTGGAGTAGCTAAAATTGATGCTTCAGCTCCTATTTATGTAACTCCAATGGGTGGGTTTTCGGGCTGGACTTCAAAATTTCAATATTGGCCAGATTCATGTGATCCACAAAAGGCATGGAATATTTACAAATCTGGATATGGAGCAAGTTTGTTAGGCAATTTATTTGGAAAATATACCGTAAAAGTTTCATTAATGGAAGGCGATACAGAAGACTCTAGTTTTAGTTTTTAGATATACTCTTTATAAAAAGATTGTATATTTATATAATAATGACAATACATACAATTGGAGATAGTCATTCTTTTCATGGCTGGAATAATGATATAATAAAACATTGGTTAGGACCTGTTTTATGTTATAGTTTTGGAAAAGACCAACTAAATAGATGTGATATTCGTGAATTTAATATAAATCATGGTGATTCAGTTATTTTTTGTTTTGGTGAAATTGATTGCAGAGCTCATATTTTTAAACATATAACTGATACAATATCTTACCAAAATGTTATAAATAGTCTAGTTACTTCTTATATTGAAGCAATTGATTTAAATTTATTTACATCTCAATTACAATTAAAGAATATTTGTATTTATAATATTCCTCCTACTTGTTCTTGGATTGATACAGTTGACCACCATGAATTTCCGTGGCTAGGAACCAAGGAAGAAAGAAAATCTTATGCTTTATATTTTAATCAAAAACTAAAAGAAAAATGTTTTGAAAAAGGATATATATTTTTTGATATTTATGATAAGTGCACCGATGAAAATGGATATTTAAGACATGATATAAGCGACGATTATATCCATATTTCAGATACAAATTATTTAAATGAATTTATAAAAGATAATAACTTATAAAACTTAATACTTGTTTTTCAAATTATGAGATATTTATTATAGTTTTTTTAAAAGTATAATATATATATAATAAATGAATTCAGGTTCTAATTCTACATTTAATCAATTTAATACAACAAATAAATATGTTAGTAGCACTCAAGAATTTCTTGAGTCTAATAGTCTTGTAGCTCAAGTTGCATTTTTACTCCTAGTTTTAATTCTATTTGTTTTTCTATTACGTTTAGGCATTTCAATCTTAGGATATTATTTTTCCCCTTCTGATTCGCCCAAAATTATAAATGGAATGGTTGATGCAAAACAATTAATTGTTATACCTCAAGATCCTTCTATAGAGGGTTCAATACCTATTTCACGATCTGTGAATGCAAGTGATGGTATTGAATTTACTTGGTCAACATGGATTTATATAGATGATCTTACATATAATTCTGGAAAATACAAATGTGTTTTTTATAAAGGCAATGATTTTTCAAGCGATCCAAATGACACTGATGCAAAGGGATTAAATTTTCCAAATAATGCTCCAGGTGTTTATATCGCACCTAATACTAATGATTTAATTATTTTTATGAATACATTTAACGTTATTAATGAACAAATTACTATAAATGATATTCCACTTAATAAATGGGTAAATGTTATTATTAGATGTCAAAATAATACATTGGATGTTTATATAAATGGAACAATTGTTAAAAGTCATCATCTGCATGGTGTTCCTAAACAAAATTATGGAGATCTTTATATTGCTCCAAATGGAGGTTTTGCCGGATATATTTCTAATTTATGGTATTATAATTATGGATTAGGAACATCAGCTATTTCTAATATCGTAAGAAAAGGACCTAATACCAAAATGAAAGGATCAAATGGTATAAATATGAAGAATAATAATTATTTGTCATTACGATGGTACTTTTATGGCTCCCAAGATGAATTTAATCCGTAATCTTGTCATTTTATATAATTAATTTAACATATGATATTTTTCAAATAATAATATGTTTTCATTTATATATTCTTCATATTGAATTTCTTTTTCATCTATTCTATCTTGTAAAATATACTTATATTTTATATCTGCCTCTTCTTTTGTTCTATAAGTATGATGCCAGGTGTCAACAATTGGTAAACTTTTACACATTAATACTTCATAAAATCTAAAACTCCAAGAACTATCACCAGCAGGACATAATACAAACTTACTTTGACACATTTTTTCAAAATAATAAATATTCTCATTAATAATACGATATTGAATCTTTTTTGATTGATTATCCTCATTATTTTTTGGACAAAATCCCAATTTTAAATTTGAATAATCAAATGAACCTAATAACTCCCAATTATCATTATTATCTGTATTAATAAATATAGAATTATGGGTGAAATATTTTTTGGCAAATTCTATTACCCATTTTCTATATTCTTCAGACGAACTAATTGAACCAATAAAACAATAGTCATGTATTTTATTATGATTTAATTCATTAATATCATTATAATATTTTTTAGAAAATAATGCTATTGGTGGATTTGGATTAGCTTGACAAGTCGGTAAATTTTTTTCTAAAAGTGCTTCTTCCATATGATATTTAAGACCCATATATGAGGTAAATCCTCTGAAATTTAATCCAGTTTCTGGATCTATTGATAAAGAATTTCCCATTTATATATAATTATGATAATAAATATTTTTTCTTTAACTTTTTATTTTATTCATCTATTAACATTAATGCCATTGCAGCATAATTATGTAAATCAATTAATGTATCTCTAATTCCTTCATCGTTTACAAGATTAACGCCATTTTTTGTAATTGACATACTGCGTTGTAATTTATCTTCTATGCGCATTAAAACTCCAATAATTCCATATTTGGCAAAAGCATCACCATAATCAATATTTTTTTTTGTGAATAATTCTAGTGCCTCATTTTGAATTTTCTTCATTTGTTTTACTCTATTCATCTTTAATAAATAATATAAATAAGATAATCTTTATATTATTTTATTATTTCATAATACAATCTTTATAATCTTAACAATCTTTTATAAAGGTATAAAAAAAATTATTCACTACCAAAGAAGGCTCCTTTTCCCAATTTAAAATCACTCAATCTAGTAATTGTATCGTCATTTTTTTTTAATATTTCTTTAATTAAATCTTTAATTGAGATCATACCAATAAATTCTTCATTTTTATCATCTACCACAAGCAAATGACGAATATCTTTAAACATCATTTTATTCATACACTTTTCCAATGAATCATCTTTTCTCGCTATAATTAGTGGAGAATAAGTGCATATTTCTTTAACTGTAGTTTTATTCAAATCTTTTTCATATGAGGAAACTTTTGAAATAAAATCTCTCTCTGAACAAATTCCTACAACTTTATTGTTTTTATCTGTAACTGCCAAACAACCAATATTAAACGCGGTAAAACGATTTACTGCATCTTTAACTGATGCATCCTCACTTATCTTAAAATCAATTTTATGATAACAAGATTTCTCAAAAACATTTAATGCTGAAGTTCTTAACATTGTATTTACTGAACATAAATTACGACGTAACATTTATATTATAATCATATTGGTAAGCTCTTTTTAAGTTAATTTAATTAATTTATTTTTTTATTTTTTATTTGTAAAAAAGTAGATAATAATTTTTATCTACTTTTTTTAAAAGTTGATATATATATGTCATGTTTTAATAGTTTTTGTTATTTACCTGAACCTCCCAGGGCTTGGTCAAGAGTGCAAAATGAATGTTCTCTGGTTACGACATCTAATTTAAACCCTACAGAATTAGTAAAATTTCCATACACTGGTGAACTTGTTCTTGCAAGTGCTTTAACTGAAAAATTAAATATGTTAAATAAAGGAAATATTTTACAATACAAAGCTAATAGTAGCAATTTAACGAAAAATATGAAATATTCAAAAATTGCAAAAGGTCAATGGACGAATCGGAATACAACATGGGCAACTCAATCAACACGTGGATATACCAATCCTAATAATAACTCTTTAAAACGTGTAGGAAAAGTTGATGTGCTTATTAATCCCGATACTCGTTTACCAATAAATGTTAATACATATTTAAATAGCGTTGGAAATTTAAATATTATCAATAGTCCAATCACAGGTTTACCTTTAGACCCACTAATTACTACATTGGATTGTCCAAAATTTATACCCAATAATAATGAAGCCTTACCTAATAATTCAGGAGGTGGATCAAATAATATTGTAATTCCACCACCTCCACCTACTCCATCAAATAATGATAATAATATTCCATCAGTTCCTCCAACTCCACCCGTAATGCCTATTGCAATACAAGACGGTGGTAATTTAATTTGTTCTGTTCAAGAAAATATTTGTTCAGGATTTATAAAATCTAGTTTATCTCAGCAATTGTGTAATCCTACTAGTGATTCTGATGTTCCTGGAAGAATACAGGATCTATGTTGGAATGATGGAACACCAACCTGGTATCCTAGACAAAGATATACTATGACAAATAGTGGAAATAAATGGCCTTTCACGACTGGACCTGAGGATACTACTACTATAAGTGCAGTAAGACCCTTTCCAGCAAATATTATCTCAGCAACATTCAATTCTAATAATAATACAATTACTTTGAAATGGGTTCAAAATGAAACATGTTTACCAGTTACACTATTTAATATCTTACAAAATCAACAACTGGTAAAAATAGTTGATGGTTTCAATCGTCAAACTGATATTATTGTTGAAAAAAATAAAGAATATAATTATGTTATAATTGGTGTTACATCGGGCAATATTATTTCGTTCCCTTCTAATATTGTTACAGTTAAAACATGAATTTATGCCCTCAAATTTGGATTCATACATATTTCTTGACTTGGAAAAATATCTCCACTCATACAAACATCATTTACTCCTACTTGTGAACATGCTCTAAATCCTTGATCATCGCCTATAAAACACCAACCAGCTTTAGAAGACTCATTTGGAGAAGGGCCTTGATTGGAAATATTTTGGGATGCATTTTGTAATGCTTTTTCAAGTGAATCTTCCGAAGAGTTTTGCGTTGGTTTCACTATAGGTGTTCCTTGTTGTGAAGATTCAGCAATTTGTCCTTGAGGTAAATTATTATTGATACTATTATTATTGTTTTTATTTAATGCATTAAATGTAGTTTCACTTGTATTTGAAATAACATCAATACCAGCTTTAGCACCAGTTGAACTGGTTTGTATAGTCTGATTTGTTGTTTCCAAAGTAGAATAACCTAACAATTTTAATATAGGTCCAAAAATATCATAAAAAATATTTGTAATAAAATCTGTCCCTTTTGCTAAATAAATAAAAATATTAAATCCTATTAAAGCTAATATTAATATGATAATAATCCAAATTTGCCAACTAACAGAAGATAATGTCCAAGAAGGAGGATTAGAAATCTCTGGTAAAGGCGTTAATTCATCAGGAAAATCACTTGATATTGATTTTATAAAGTCATTATTTGATGAACTCATTATAATAAAAAAATATATTAATTTTTTTACATTTAAATTTATACATTTTCCTTAAGAGTTTATTATCAAAAATAATTATTTATTGGTAATAATTTTGTAGGAACCACTCTACAGTTATTCTAATTCCATCATTTATATCAGTAAAATGAAAATCACTTGTTAAAATATTTTTTAAATTATTTATTCCAACTGTTTTTTTATATTGACCATCACTATATTTTGTATCAAATGATACTCTTTCTTTATAGTCATAATTTTCTGCTATTAAATATCCTATTTCTCCTATACTAATTTCGTTTTCCTCAGGAGTAGAAATAATAATATTTTCAGTAATATTTTTTTCAAATATAATCATAATTATTTTTGCTAAATCGTGTGAAAAAATAAATTGTCTCAAAGGCTTTCCTGAACCACGAATAATGAAATTTTCATTATTTTTTTTTGCTAAAAAACATTTGTGAATTAAAGCCGGTAAAACATGTCCATTTTCTAAATCAAAATTATCATGAGGACCATAAATATTTGTAGGCACAATGCAAGTAAAGTTATCACCGTAATTTTCTCTGTATGCACGACAGTGAATTTCTAACATTCTTTTTGCATATGCATATGCGTCATTTGAATGATGAGGAGGACCTTCATGTAACATTGATTCATCAATTGGATAATTCTTAATATTATCTGGAAAAATACATGTAGATAAACATGCAATAAGTTTTTCTACTTTATAATCATGGGAACATTTTACAACATTATAATTAATCATTAAATTTTTTTCTAACATTTCAACTTTATTATTCATATTTTTAAATAACCCTCCAACACATGCTGCCAAGTGTATTACATAGTTTGGTTTATATTTTTGAAACATATCTTTTGTTCTATCCATAATCGTTAAATCATATTGTTTTGAAGAAATAAATATATAATTATATTCATTTTCATATTCATTGGAAATAAATTTAATTGCATTACCGACTAAACCCGTCCCTCCTGTAACTAAAATTGTTTTTTTGGAACCATTCATAAAATATATTAATTATAAATATTATATTTTATTTTTTCTTACTTAAAAGTTAATAAATAAGTAAATTGATTTAAATTGCCTAAAATTTCGTCTCTAACATTTAATAAATCACTATTGTTTGTTATATTTAAACCCGCATCTTTATTCATGTTAATTAGAAATTGTTTATATTTTTCAACTTCTTTTTTAAAATCTGATAGATTATTATAATCTAGAAGAGGTAATGTTTTTTGAAAAGTTAAATTAACACGATCACCTTTTTTACCTAACATTATTTCAACAAAAGTATCTATATTATCATTCAAATTACTATAAAGTTGATCAGTTGCTTTATGTTGGGAATAACTATGAGTTTTCCAATGATATAATTTAACAGTATTAAGCATTTGTAAAAACATCGTTACAATTTTCTTTTGAGTATATTGGCTAGAAATAGATCTTCTAGTTTTGTTATTTGAACTTCTTTTAGCGATAGTTTTTGCCATTTTCAATATATATATATATATATATATATAAATATAAAATAGTAAAAATATTTTTTTACATAATAAAATTTTAGGTCTGTTTTTAAAAACGCGGAATGTATTCTGCACCTAAACTATTCATTGTTTCCAATTTTGCAATAGTTTTTTCTAAATTAGAAGATTTGATATTTTTATATAAATAATCAGTTCCTGGTGAATATTCGTTTTTTTTTATTTGTTTATAAATTTTATTTATATTTTGCGAAATTGTAATAATTTTATTTTTTTCTTTTATCATCTCTTCTTCAACTGAATAAGGTTCTGTAAAAACTTCAATTACAAAATATAACAAAAGTTTACGTTTCTTATGACATCCTGATGTATATTTTAAGCAAAATATATTTAATGCACTATTTACTATTCTTTGAATTAATGTGCTTCTCTTATTTGCCTCCTGTAAAAAAATATCCCAAATAATCCAAATAATATCCATTTGAAATTTTGCATCCACTTTAGCAAACACTCTACGTTCACATTTAAATTTTTCTTTTTTAAGTTTACAAATAGATTCAAATTCAATTATCCATTCAATCCAATAACATGCACTAATACTATTTTTGCCTTCTTCAGATAAATCATACGCAAGTTCATTAATAGGAATAAATAATTCTTTTGGATCATCTTTCAAAAAAATATCTTCTGCAAATTTTATATTTGGAGCTTTGAATCTTTCTGTCATTTGAGTTAAATCAAAATCATCCTTTTTTACTTTTACCTCCGAATAACAATGTTTCTTTTTGGATTCACATAGAACACACATTATTTCACAAAATAATTTTCTCATTTTATCATTATTTCTTAATCTCAATTCCTGTTCCGAATATCCATTTGAAATTATTTGTTTAAATGTATTAATTCTTAATTCTAAATAGGTTATTAATTTAGGATTTCCTATATGAATGTGTTTTATATAATATTCTATTATTGAATCCCATAATTCTCCATAATGACCAGCACAAATTAATTCTGCACTCCAATAACATGCGGATTCTACTTTAGCATTGTATAAATTTTTAATTAACTCTTTTTTTACATCTGTTTTTTTGAATTCTGAAAATGTTATACCTTTGAAATCTTTTTGTTCCCTAATATCATTAATTTCAATTTCATTCATTTCTACCTTTAAAAACCATATAAAAAAAAGCTTCATAATAAACTAATTCTTTTTTGTAAAATAGTTCAAATTTTGAATTAATATTTATAATTATATATACATATTAGAATGAGTTATTCACAATTTGGTCAAGAGGTGGAAGTTATTAAATTCTATAAAAATAAGCCATTTGGGTTTTTTGTAGAAATTGGAGCTCATAATGGTAAAAAGTTGTCAAACACTTATATGTTGGAATCGCAGTTTAAATGGAAAGGAATATGTGTAGAACCTAATCCTCAAAAATATGAATTATTATGTAAAAATCGTCGTAGATCATTTTGTTGTGATAGAGCTGTATATAGTGAAAGTAATAAAGAATTAATTTTTGATATTGCAAATAATGATGATTTATTATCTGGTATTAGTGAAACTATTGATTTCCATAAAAACTTTGTTGAAACTAACAAAAGTCAAATTTTAGTAAATACCATTTCTTTTTTTGATTTACTTGAAAAGTATAATGCACCATCATTTATTGAATATTTATCTTTAGATACTGAAGGTAGTGAATATGAAATATTAAAATCACTTGATTTTCAAAAGTATATTTTTGGTTTAATCCACGTTGAACATAATTTTGTTGAGCCAAAAAGAAGTCAAATTAATGAATTATTGACTTCTAATGGATACGAATTTATAAAAGAAAATCATATTGATGATGTTTATAAACACAAATCTATTGATTAAATCAAAGTCATATTTGATATTTCTTTCAAATATTTTATTGAACATGATTCTACTAATAATCCGTTGGCATAAATACCATAATTTTTATTAATATCATTATTTTCTAATGCTAAATGATATATAGTATATTTTCCAGGAGTTTCATATACTAATGCTCTTTTATCTACACATACTGGTAAACGCAATTTATCATCTGTTCCATAAATATTTCCTAATATTTCTAAAACTTTTTCTTTCTGTTCTTTAGAATCAAAACTATCAATTAGAATTGAATGAGACCCTGTTATTATTAAGTCTTCAAAGATTTCTGGAAATTCTATTTTGGAACATTTATAAAGTTGGTCTTTTATTCTTTCTTGTAAAGCTGGATGGAAAATTTCTCTTTTACCAATCAATTCAATTGGTTTATATCCATGCTTCCATGTTTTTACTAAGTCTCCTATTTTTAGATCTTTTATTAAAATATATCCTTTGTCTGTAAGAATTTTAGTATCTTCATTGAAGCAAACAAGAGGTAGAATTGGTTCTTCTGGTTCTTCTGGTTCTGGACCTTTATATTTTATAATACTACCATTTAATTCATTAAAAAAATATAAATTAGCATTTTTATCAAATGCTAAACCTGGACCAGTTAGTGAATTTATTTTACCAAAATCTATTATAGAATTATAATTTCCAATAGGGTTATATTTATATAGAGTTGCATACGAAATACTTAATTTTCCTCCAATACTTTGACTTATTCCATAAAAATTATCAAATTTATCAAGACCGATTGATGCCCAATTATTATTTAAAGGATCTGTTATGAAAGTAGCGCTAATTAACATACCTGTTGGTGCATATTTACTTATTTTTGGAGATGCACTATTAGATATGTATAAATTACCTAAACTATCAAATACTATACTTTGATTAGCACCAATTTGAGAAGGTGTATATAATTGAGGTGATCCTGAACTAATAGGTCCTGAACTACTAGATCCTGAACTACTAGATCCTGGAAGCATACTACTAGATCCTGAACTACTAAGTCCTGGAAGCATACTACTAGATCCTGGAAGCATACTACTAGATCCTGGAAGCAAACTACTAGATCCTGGAAGCATACTATCAAATCCACCCATACTATCAAATCCACCCATACTATCAAATCTTCCCATACTACTAGATCCTGAACTACTAGATCCTGAACTACTAGATCCTGAACTTCTAGATTTAGGACCCTCTGGTTGAATTGGTGGGTCTTTATTCAGAACTATTTGTGAGCCTAAAGTTCCTCCTGAAATAAAAGGAAATGCTATTCCTTGAGCATCAATCATGTAAACACTACCGGTATTAATAGATGAAGTATAATATAAATTACCATCTTTATCAAATGCTAAACCTCCCGTGGCTGTATTAATATTTTCTATATTTTTTACAAGATTACCATTTTTATCAAATTCATGAATTTTATTTGTATCTTTGTCTAAAACATATATGTGATCATCTTTCCCAATTACAATTTTTAAATTAAGTGAAGTTACTATATCTTTACCACCTTTATCGTCTCCATCGGGAACCCTAATAATACTTGCAAAAATACTTTTTTGGCCTAAAGGGCTAATTTTATAAATAGCATTACCTTCTGCAGTAAATAAATTGGTTGCACTGTCAAATGCAAATGAAGATAGTTGGCTAGTTTGAGAAACATATGTAGAAAAATTAGAAACAGTCGGATTAAGTATAGGGTAATATTTTGTTAAATTTTCTAAATCATTTTCATTTAATCCGCTACTTATGGGTGTTGCTTCTATACCTAAACTAGCCCACTCATATGCACCAGTTAATTTATTATAGGTCAAGAAGGAATTCATATATTTTCCACTTGAAGTTCTATAATATACTCTAACACCTACATTTGTATCATTTAATGAACCATTATAACCCCATAAACCTAATAATGTATCTATTGGGTCTGTAACAAGTAGAT